CTTGGGAAGGGCGGCTAGGGCCATCAGGCCTTGGTTGCACATTCTGATCATGCATCTCCGTCATCATCGCAGTTTCCCCATCGCTCAATGCGATCTTGGAAATCCCTTGCTTCTGGGCTTCCTTGATGAGGGACTTGAGGATGAGGTTCTGGTGGATGGGGAGGAGAGGGTGGTCGCCTTCCTCTGTCTTAGCTAGTTGACGCTTAGACGCCTCATAAATTACAGAGCCAGGTTTCTGCGTCTCAAGCTGCTTCTTATAGTATCCAACTTCTTTCTTTTGATGCTGCGCCCACCTACTCTGCAACTCCCCAACAAACATCACCTTCTCTCCAGTCACTGGATGCGGGACGATCTGAACCATTGCCCAGCCGAGGGTGTCAGGCAGATTTTCATGGATATTATCTTGTCTCCACAATTCATCACGCATTGTGATTTCCTGTGGCTTGCCGTCAATGGTGATTGTCTTCTTCGGCATTGGCAACACCACATCCACCCGCTTCACTGGAAACTTCTTCGTGTCGAATGGGGAGATGGAGTTGTAGTAGGAAGTAGCTTTCAGACCAGAAGCCTTATCAGCTTCAGCTCTATTATCCCTGGCTTGCTGGCGGAGCTGAATGAGTTCCTGCGCGTTAGATTCAAAAGATGGTTTGAACGGAGTGAAAGAACCCTTCTTATAGAGTTCTCCATTTTTCACTTCAAAACCAAGGGTGTCAAGCTTAGCGATAGCCTCATCATATTTGATTTTTCCAGGAGTTTCTTCCCCGCTCTGCCCATAACTCACCACCTTCACTTGCTCCCCAACTTTCCCCAGGCCATCCCACAGCTTCTGCACATCAACCTTCTTCTCAGGCCCAACGTTGAAAGCCTCAGGAACCAATTGGCGATAGAAATCCACCTCCCCCTTCGTCAACGTGACGTTATCCACCCCACCGTGGGTGCGGAGTTCCTGTTCAGTCAACAGGCCATCCTTGTTTCCAATCGGAGCTTTGCCTTCCCTTTGAATCTTCCCCCCAACCACTGGGCGGAGGCCGAAGTTAAACCCACCACCTGCAGGGATGCGGGCGAATTTATTCGCGGATTCTGGAGCAATGCCAAGCTCTCCATAAACCACCTCAGGGTTATTGAAAAGCCGGGCGATCTTAGGAAGGTCCTCCACAAAACGAGAACGGGAAACTGGATCGCTCCATTCCATCTTCCCCGCAATGGCATCAGCGAAGGCACGAACTTGCATGAGAGGGGCGTCGGGAGTGGGGATCTCCACGTCACCAGTTGCAGCGAGTTTCAGCTCACTGAGGATTTTTTGATGCTTGGCAATGAATCTACGGGGAGAAGTGACGAATTCCTTGAACGCAGCAGCTCTGTCGAAAGTCTCTGGAGTTTTCGATTTAGCTGCAATTCCTTCAATTAAACCTGCAACTTTATCCAACGTCAACGGGAACTTCGCATAAGCGGATGCCAGTCCTGGATCTCCCTTAGCCAGTTCCTCCACAGTTTTCTCCCAAGGGAAAGCATACTTCTCTTCAAGTTCACTGACTTTAGCAATGATTGCATCGTTGTCTTCCTGCTGCTTAATGGCATCTTCCAAGGGAGTCTTAGGCTCCTCCACATCCGTGGCTTTGGCCTTCTTTCCTTTGTTAACTTTACCGGCCATGTTCTTCAACAAAGTCAACTTAGCGGCCAAAGGCGCTGCAGCAAATTCAGGTTTCTCAAGAATAGCAGAAGTCTTCTTCAAGAAAGCCCTTGCCGCTACTTCGCCCTTGCTGGTGGAAAGCTCAGAGTGAAGCTTGCGAATCAGGTGAACTGACTGAACATTGTGATTTTCAGCATCCGCTGGATCAATCACATCAGGCAATCCATCAAGCTGGGCTTTGAAGGCGTCGACTTTTTTCTCTGCTTCGGCTTGAAGCTGAGCCTTTTCAATTTGACGCTGAAGAACGGCATTTGCAGTCCGAGCGACTTTATCAGACGTCTCTCCACTTGCCTGCGCGTCCTTCGCTTTCTTCGCAGCCACGTTGAAGTCCGGGACTTTGCCAGTGGCAAGTGCGTGGGCGACCGTGAGTTCAAATTGTTGATCCGGGGAATAGGCGACCTTCCCCGCGTCCGTGCGCATCTGTTGATATTCTTCCCACGCGAGGGATTCAGGTTCCTTGCCTGCAAGAACTCGGTGGTAATCTCGAATGAAGTCAATTCCTTTGTCGGAGAGCTGTCCATCAAGCGCAGCTTTATAATCTTCAAAACTCCGTTCAGCGACAGGTTTCTGCATCAACGGACCGAGGTTAAGCTTGTCAGAGAGGAGTTGATAGTTCTCCTGGAGTTTCTTAACAGAAACATCCTGGAGCTTGGAGAGCTTCGCCACCTGGCTGCGGAAAGCTGCTTCTGCGGAATCGAGGATGGTCTTGTGGCTTCGAGCCAAGTCGACAAATTGAGCAGGAAGATTAGAGTCCTTAGAGGTTGCTCCACGAAGAAGCCCTGCGACGTTGGTTTCCCCTGTGATCGGAGGAACGACAGCTTCAGGGAACTGAGTGACCAAATCATTCCACTTCTTGACAAACTCAGGTCCAGCCGTTGCCTTGGTGGTTTCCCTCTCATTCAACGCAATGGACAAATCCTGGAAGCCCTTCACATAATCCGCCACATCGTGGCCTTCTTCCCGATACTTCTTCAGCACACCAGCAGAATCCAACCCCTGAAACATCAAAGCGGTTTCATGGGCTTTTTGTTCTGCAGGAGAGGAGTAGGACTTCTCCGCGACTGGGAGATTGTATTGGTGGTTGAATTCCTGTGTTCTGAATGCCCCAGGAATCTCCGCAGCCATAAACGGCACGTTGGAAACCAAATTGGCAAAGAGATAATTCTTATTGAAGACTGCATCGCTGCCTTGGGTGAGAATATCAAGCCCCGTGAACCCAGCATTTGCAGCAGCTTCACCGCCGACATAGCCAAGGAACTTATCCCTCGCTTGATCGACGACGAGTTTATCCATCGTGGTTTTGGCAAGTGTGTCAGAGGAGAGAGTTCCAAACTGCTTGCTGGTGGCGAGGGCAAGTTGTTCCTCCGCGGTGAGTGCCTGACCGACTACTTTTGTTCCACCAGTGAAACCAAGTTTTCCCAGATAACTCCCCGGTTTCGCTGCATTAGCGAGAATTGCCTTCGTTCCAATTTCACTGAGCTTCGTCCCCACATATGGAGCAGCAGCACCAATGGCAGCGTCAAGAGGCTTTCCAGTGGCTCCGTAGGCGTTCAAAGCGGAAAGACCTGAAGTCAAGCCCATACCAATCTTCCCACCAGTCGCCAATCCAGCAGGGCCACCGACTGCACTACCAATCGCTGCACCCGCGACCATTGGAATCATGTCAACAACCCCACGTGGGAGGCTTCTGCCGACATCTCTGGAAACCTGTGGATCAATCCCAAACAAATCACCCACTTGGCCAACAGCAGCGGCAGACCAATCATCAATCGGGCCTGCTTCGATAGCGTTGTTCAACTGTGCATTCTTTGTCCGAATCCAGTTCTTCACTCCACCACCTTCAGCAACATCCATCCAGCTGGGATCTCCAGTGGCTTGCGCTCCCTGTTTGGCGTAGTCTTCCAGGGAAGTCGTTGGCTCAATGTGTCCATTAGCGATGGCCGCCGAGTGGCGATTCAGAATGTCTTGATAAGTGGGCATGGTTTTGGTTGGTTAACGGCCAAGATTACGATAGGCGTCGAGAAGATTACCACCTCCTAGATACTTGCTAGTGTCGACTTGCGGGAACATTCTCTTCAAATACTCCCAATCATTTCCGGGATAAAGATCTCCAACAGTTGCGCTGAAATTGCTAAGCCCTTGAAGCTTGGCCAAAGCGGCTTGTTGATCCGGATTAAACTGTGGAGCGGGACCCATAGACACAGGAGAAGGCTGACTTCTCGGACCCATATTCGGTGGAAGCTGAGTCTGTGGACCAGCTCCAGGAGGAAGTTGACTAAATCGAGGTAGAGCTGGAGCAGCAGATGGCATATCCAGGAAACTGGAATCAGGTCTCTGCATTCCAGGAGGATTTGCCGAAAAACTGCCACCCACCGGTGTCCCTGGAGCACTAGGCGCACCAACCACGGACGCATTACTCCCACCGGGGGTGGCATAAGAATCGAGGAAATTGGAAGCAGGTTTTGGTGGGCCCATCGGCCGTGGCTGCTGTGCATCCTGGTTAAATCCCTGTTGAATCTGAGCTTGCAGATTAGGATTCATCGGGTTCGTCGAACTCGTTCCAGGATCAAACGCCCTCTTCGCCATCGGACGATCCGTTCCCACCGCATTGCCCTTTCCATCAAACAAAGTCATGTATCCGTCATTCCCCTTTACCGAGTTGGCGGCTCGATTGGCCTCCTGGAGCTGGAATGGAGCCTGGCCCATTTCTTGAAGGGCTTTGCGTTCAGCCACCGCAGAAGCCCCCGCAGCAGCCATCTGGGCTCCACGACGCTGATCGAGAACGCCTTGTCGAGCGTTTCGAGCGTCCACCTGAGCGGGTGAGTTGTTCTTATCGAACCAATTCATGCCAGAACCTGAGTCGTTTCCATTGGCATCAAGTTCAGCGCCCGACATTCCACGGCGAAGAATTGGGCGCTTGTAGCCTTGTGGAGTGGCCTGTTGTTTGAGCCCATTGAATGTGTCCACAACGTCAGTGTTGGACATCTGGCTGGGCTGAACAGTCGTTGGAACTGCCGGACGAGCAGCGAGTGAGCCAGTTCGAGCTGGAACTGGTGGATTCATTCGATCATACGAGAAATTCGCCATGAAGTCTTTGTTCTTGTCGACAAGGGAACCTGGTTTCTTGGTTGCTTTAGTGGCCATAATGTTAATTATCTACGAAGTTTTTGATTTTCAGGAGTGTCGAAAGCGGCTGGAGGAGGTCCACCTGGAGCTTGGCGACCAGCGGGCATTGGGAACATTTTTTCCAGCATTGCAAGCAGGCGAGGGTCATAGACGATGGCTCCATTCATGTCATAGGATGGAGGGAATGCACGAGCGACGGCTTCAAGTTCATTGATTTGATTGGTGCGCTCGTGGTATTTCGCAGCTTGTTCATTCTGCTGCTGCTTCATTCCAAGTTCAGCCTGCTGCATCGGGAGTTGGCTTGCACGAAGAGCCGCATTCAACTGTTGAATCCGCAGCATCTCCGGAGCTTGCTGGTTGTTAATCTGCATCCCCTGCGTCTGAGCCAACTGATGAGCCATGGCCAGTGGGTCCATGCGGGAGTTGCGATCCTGGGTGTAACGCTGGTTGGCTTCAGCAAAGCTCTGGCCACGGTCAAACTGACTCCCCTGTTGTTCGAGGCGTTGTTGATCCAGTCCGAACCCACGATCAAACTGATCCCCCTGCTGTGCCATTTGCTGAGCCCGGAGAGCAAGTTCTTGCTGGCTGATTTCATTCCCCTGCTGCTGTGCACGGCGTTGTCCCAGCACTTGCAGCATCTGCATAGCCTGGCCCATTGGATCGTAATTAGGTGTCATAGGTCTTGAATTTGAATTGATCCTTCCGTTGAGTCACGATCAAGCTCGACAAGTTCCGCCAGTGAGCGGTCTGCTTCCTTCGTGGGAGGTGGAAGGTTCCCCTCCATGTTGCCGACAAACATTTGAGAAAGCCTGTTGGCCTCGACCATCGCACGGAACATGAGGAACTCCTCCGCAGTGGTTGTCCACCAATCGGTGTCCGCATCCGCAGTCCAATTGTTCCACCAGAAGAAGCCATCCAGGACGATGAGTTGTGAGCTGGAAGGCGTTGGATTGATTTGAAACCTTCTCCCATCAACAATGATATAAGTCTGACCGAGAAGAGGTTGTTCAGAAGCGGGAAATTGTGAATCATTCTGATAGCGTGCCTGCGGGCTGGTGGGATAGTTCAAATAATCCAGCCTCGCATAAAGTGCAACTTCCTGATCCTTGGTGATTGCACGGAGGACTCTATCAGTCCCAGCAAACTCACCGTCTGCACCAGTTCCGCTCGTTCGCAGATACCAGTTTTTCACCTTCCTCATGGTGACAGTCGGACTTGGCGTTGTAAACCACGTAGGGGTTGTCCAGTCCCCATTGGTGGTAATAGAAAGGTAGCCCCTCTTCCGACAGATGGAAAAATCATAGAACTTCTCTGCCACCTTCCTCGCGTTGTTTAACGCTAGAAGGAGGAGATCAGTCGAAGTGGCGCCGGAACCCACGACGAAGTCCGCAACGGGCTTCTTCAAGTATCCAGCAACAACAGCTTTGAGTTGTCCAACAGTCATAAAGGGGCTACCTCAGGGTGGAGTTTACTTCCCGTCAGCGAAGCCCTTGCAACCCAGAGCGCCAAAGGCTCCATGCTTGGTCTTCGAGCGGTCGTTGTTCGGCGTGCCAGTGGTCCGACTGGCGGATTCCCGCGCGCCGACGTCCAGCATCTTGGTGTCTTTCACATCTTTGGCGGCTGGTGGAGTGCCGTCATAACTCGTCATTGGTGCTTTCATTTCTTTGTTTTCTTTCTTTGGTGGGTCAAGTTAGACTCCCCAGACGAGGAGCCGGAATGTTCCTGTAACGTCGATTGGTTTAGGCCGATCGGCGTCAGTGGTGACTGCGTTGGAGTAGAAGAAGAGCTTCGAACCATCGTAGGAGGGAACCACCGGGCGGAAAGTAGCGTCGTCGCTAATCTGCGCGGAGGAGCATCCGAGGATCTTCGTGAAGCCCAACGTGGAGGCATCGACTGTGTTAGTCGCGCCTCCTTGGGAGGAGAGAACAAGGGTGAGTTGCTTTGTCTTCACCTTGATAGGGGTGGAGACAGCTTCCCAACCGAGTTCCACAGTGACTGCAGATGATGCAAGTGCGCCCATGGTGATTAGACGGTAAGACCCGTCACGCCCTCCAGATACATGTGGTTTTCAGGGGCCTTGCAGACGAGACCGCCTTCACCGAGGAATTCGTCCTTACGGCCGTCATCATCGTTGTTCTGGCGGTTTTTCAGGAGCTCGAGTTCGGCATCCTGCGCGTCTGTCCAACCGAGGCAACCCACGTCCAGGATGAAGCCACTGGAGCGCAGGGCTGAGCGCTGGAAGAGAGGATGGGTTTTGAGGTAGAGCGTTCCCCATGGGCTTTCCCACATGGTGATCGTCATGCCGTAGGACTCTTCCTTGGTCTTGAGGGTGGTGGTTTTGATCGACTTCAGCGCGAAGTATTTCTGGAATGCGCTGAAGAGCATCGGACCGCCGAGGACCAGCTTCTCAAAACCTGCATCGGAGGTGTTGAAGAAGGAGCGTTCCACGAGCATTTCAAGCTGATCTGCGGTGAGGGCGCCGTTGACCTTGATGGAGCGTTTCAGGTCTTCAGTCTGCCAAGCACTTCCAGACACATCAGAACCGCCCGTGCGGTAGTTGAAAGCGCCACCGTTGGAGACGCTGCCCTTCTCAAACTGGTCAATGTAATAGAGAATCCCACCCATCGTGCGGTTTGGAGTCAGGGAACCATTTTGGTTCGTCACCGTGGCGACCGCTTTTGTCGAGAAGAACGTGGCCATTTCCATGGCTTCAGTGACTCGAAGAGCAGCCTGTTTCACAGCACTTGCGTAGATGCCAGTCTTGTCGAAACGCTGGCCCATTTTCAGAGCGTTGCGAGTGAACGGACCGACAGTCTCACGGAAGATCTGTGTCTGGTTGGTGATTTCATCCGGGAGGGTGTAGCCACCAATGCGGGAGCGATCACCTTCTGCGGAGGCCTTGCCGATGACCATGACGTTGATCGCATTTGCGTCAGTGTCATTGGAGACGGAGGTGACGGCAGCCAGTGCGCGGAAGACCAGCGTGTTGGCGGTTGTGTTAATAGCGGTGATGGTGCCTTTGACTTCCAGATAAGCGCTTGCGGCACCATTTGGAACTCGGCGGAACCAGATCACGTCGTCCACACGGAACTTGCTGGCATCCGTGACGAAGACACCGTAGGAGGTGCCCGCGACCACGTTGAAACCAGCAGCAGCGGCGGAAGTGGTGAGGGTGGAATCAGTGAATGGACCAGCACCGCCGCCACCAAGAGAACCAGACGTCACCGTCGTGCTTTCTGCGTGTTGGTGGGCTTGTTCCCACCACCCGAAGGTGGTTTTATCCGTCTCATCGTTGTCGAGCAACGAGAGAAGATAAGTGAGGATGGCCTTCCCCTGGGGATATTTCCAGAAGATAGACCGAATTGACCGTTCAGAAGCTGTTGCTTCCAGGTCGGAGGATGACATGAGACCGAGCATATTTTTGTTTGTGTTTGTTTAAGTGAGATGGTCGAGAAACGATTTAGCCGCCGGAGAGGCTGAATTGTTCACGGGTTGACCAGACCCGCGCCTGCTTCCGAAACTTGATGCCTGGCGATTTGTGCTGGCGCTTTTCAGCGAGAACGTTGGATCAACCTGGCGGATGCGCTGTTGTGCGATCTTCGCAACTTCCTTTTGCAAGGCACTCTTGGAGCCTCCAGGTGGGGAATATCCACTCGCAATCAGCGCGTTGATGGAATCCTTGATGACCTGTTTTTTCCCGGCCAGAGCGGGGAACTTCGTTTCAACATGCTTGGTGAGCTTGGAAAGTTTTTGCTCCCTCACGTAAGCATTGTATTGTTCTTGCTGCTGTTGAATTGGGCTCAGGGCTCCGTTCATCAGCACCTGACTGGAAGTCACCGCGTGGCGAGCTGCTCCGTCAAGCATTTCCTGCAGGAGTTTCATCTTCAACGCAGGTGGGGTCTCTGGATCAAAGACCTTTGCGATGTGATCCTCCGTCACCTTGAACCGTTGCAACTTGGCATCGAGTTCCTCAGGGGTCATCTGTGCGTGCTGCGTTGGTTGTTGAGCCAAGGCCGCACGGGTGGCCAGATCTACGATCTGCTGTTGGGAAAGCTGGTTTCCCGACGGGTTAGGAGAATCATCAAGATCATCCTCGTCATCAAGGGAATCGTCATCACCACTTGGGTTTTGTTCGAGTTCCATTTCATCGTCGAGCTCGTCGACTTCGTCATTCTCAGCTGGGAGAGGCATATTATTCGTTTGTTGGATTTAGTTGGGCTTTCAAGTCTTCCTCCATTGAGGAGAAATAGACAGAAATTTGTTTCAATTCACTCGCAGAGCCGAGGAGGCGTTCGCGATTGATGAAAGATTCGAGTCCACTGGGGACAATTTCGAGGAGGGTGGCAGTTGCACTCTGGAGGGAGTCGTTGATTTTAGCCAGGAATTCCTGGAACAGAGGCTGGGCCTGGAAGAGCTGGAGGCTGTCCAGTTGGGCTTGGAGCGACTGGCGCTCCTGTTGGGAGAGAAGGGACATTTGGAGGGGTTGGTGGGGCTTTGAGTTGGAAACGGTCGAGGTTCTTCAGGCCACGGAGGGCTTGGATTTCCTTAATCATCGCGACGAGGTCTAGGCCGGTGGAGGCGAGGACTTCAGGGTTGGAAGCGAGGATGCCGACGAGTTCTTGGAGGCTCTGAGCGATGTAGTTCTTCTCGCTGGAGAGCGTCCCGTCGTACATGAAGTAGTCTTCATTGCCGACGAGAAGGCGGGAATCCTGCGGGTGGAAGAGCTCCCAGGTGGGAAGGGCGTCCTCGACTCCGAGGATCTTTTCATAAGTCTCAAGGGAGAGGTCCTGGCGGCAGTTGAGGAGCATCTTGCGGCCCTGAGGGGCAAGGCCATCCACCCAAATGGTGGCCGCGATGAGCTTCATTCGACTTGCAGCACCCGCATTGGCGGCTCGATTTTCTGTCGCTGAGCGGCGACCGCTGGCAGTCTGGCCCATGGCGTTTTCATTCACGCCAGTGGTGACCTGGGAGAGACGCTGGATGGTTTCCGCGTCTTGAAGGTGAGTGGCGGTGACGTCAACTGTGCGGAGCTGCTGGATGAACTTGTCCACACCGAGACGCGGCGTGTTCTTCTTCATCATGATGTATTTCTGCCCACTCGTCAGGGAAGCAACATCAACGAAAGAGGGGTCAATGACGAGGCGGCCCTCGATGTTTTGACGGACAGAAGCGATGCGGGCGTTGAAAAGCCAAGTGACGACCTCCTGCATGGGGGCAATCATCGAAGAGAGGGAATCAGACAGCTCAGTGTGCTGATCCGGGGACATTGTGAGGAGGTCATAGGTGAACTCTCGGTGCGGAGCATTGAGTGGTTCAGCGGAAATGATCCTTCCGTCATTCGCAACCCCGAAAACCCACAATTCCTGCTGCTTGGAATCGGAAAGCTTGTATTTGGAGGGGATGATCTTGGCCTGAACAGTGGTGACGACCACCATGAAGTCATCTTTCTCGAAGCCTTTCCGTTGAACTTGAGGTTCAACGTTCGAGAGGCGAGTGGTTTGCGCTCTTTTCTTCCAATCTCCAGCCGCGAAGATTTGAATATGCTCCGTGCCGAACACCTTTCCTTCTTCTTCCATGGACTTGAGGTCCTGGATGTGGAAAGCGGTCTCATCAGCAGCAAAGCGGCCTTCCTTCCAGCGGGCGAGTGGCCACCGAATGTCGTAGAAGAAGTTAAACGGGGAGATGACTTCAATGAAGTTGCCTTCGTAGGAGATGACTTCCTCAGAGAGGTCATCTTCAGTCACTTCCTCCCCGAGTTGAATCCCCGTCATCAAGGAGGAAAGCATCGAAACTGGGTCTTCTTCCTTCTCCACCTCGAAGCTTTCATGCTTCCAAGAGGTTTTCATGACTCCTAGGTTGAACCTGGCCATGTCTAGGAGAGCAGAAACGAGCTTGGACTGGTAGCCGGTCTGGCGAAGCTCTCTGTCAATGATCGCTTGACAGGCATCGCGGATCTTGCCGTAGTCTTCTGAGCCAGTGGGAGTCAGCTCGAAGATGCTGTCTTTCTGGGTGTAGGCAAGGAAGAGGAAAGTTACGAGAGTATTGACCTGGGCATAGGACATTGGGACCGTGAGCTTCTCAGGCTCCCGTTTCTGCCTCGCCCGAAGATCGTCAGTGTCAATGGGACGCTGGGACTTGTAAGAAGCCAGGGCTGCGTCCCAATCTGGATAGAACTTGCCCATTCCATTTCTCGCAGAATTCACATTCTGAACGAGGAAACGACGAAGCTTCTCCAAATCTTCATCTGGAATCTCAGCCTTGAGGCGCTTTTCAATGTCTGGGGTCATCTCGTTTTGGTCTAAGCTGCGATTGGTTTCAGGGAACCTTCACTGAACGGGCTCAAGTCAAGGCGTTCCCTGTTGAATCTTAAATCCCGCTGGTCGTAAGTGGCCGTTGTGGGATCTTTCCATTCAAGCCCCACCACGCAGGCCCGGTAGAAACATTCCATCATGTGGTCGTCTTTGTCAACTGGTTTTTCTTTTTCTTTATCCCACACGTAGGAGTAGAATTCCTTCAAAGTCCGAGTGCAACAGGAATTGAAGTGAAGGAAATTTGGTTGGTTGAGGGCCTGCTTGGCCTTCTTGATCCCGGTGGCAAGCTCCTTCGGGGCGGGCTCCACGTCCAGGCCAAACTCCGTGAACACATCAGCGAAACACCTTCCATCGGTGGGGTTGGGAATGAAAGCCGCAGGCTCAATGAGGATCTCATGTGGAACCCGACCCTTCAGAAGTTCAATGATAACCTCGCAAAGTCCGGAAATCAACCCACCGCAAGTTGACCAGATCTCCTGATAGCAGAAGGCTTCGCCAGTTGGACTCGTGGCCCAGAAATGTGCAGCATGTGGAGTGCGTGGATGAGTGTCAATGAACACTCGAATGGTGTAATTCTCAGGTGGTTCATCAAAATCCTTCCACCCTTTGGGAAGTTCCGTGTAGACGTGTGTGTCTTGGTCGAATTCACCATAGACGAGCCCCTGAGAGGACTTCGGCAAACCGTAGATTCGACTAGCCCTCGTGGCTTCGTCCAAACTCCTGGCGTAAATGTCCAGGCCTTCCTTGGGAATATTCGTGTTATCATAGCTGGATCCAGTCATGATCCAGAAGTTCGTGTCATCCGTCCTCGTCCAGCCTTCATCAAAACTGGATTTCATCAGCTTCACAGGAAGAAACTCCTCATTGATCCACTGTTCAGAAATCGGAGTGCAGGTGAACCAGGCGCTTCCATTGGTGTCAGAAAGTCCACGAGCATTCGCCTCCCACATCTTCTTTGGAATCGGCTCATCCACGTGGATCCAATCCCACTGGCTAGACTCTTGCCCCATCGGATTCGCCATGTAAGAGCGAATGGTGTCAAGTTCAATCGTCGAGACAGTGCCAAAGATATTCTTCACCAAAATGACAGAAACTTCCCCAGCCTGATTCTTTTGGGTATCAATAATTCGATCCTTCGGAATCAACTTCATAAGTTTACCTGTCTCCGGACTCGTAAAGATTTCTCTCGCCTTATCCCAGTCAGCAACAAGAATCACTCCCTTCGTTGCGCGACTCGGTATGCCGAGTTTACGGACCGGGCTGGATTCAGGAAGCCAGAGACGAGCACCGAGGGCGAAGGCGACGTCCTCCGCAGCACCGCAAGTGGATTTGCCGAAGCGGTTTCCAGTGCGGAGGTAGCGGCGCTTGTGGGAAGCGGCTGCGTGGAATTTGGCTTGTTTGTCATGAGGGCGATAGGCGTAGATGCCGAAGTCAGTGCGGAGAGTTTTGAGGCGGCGGAGCTTTGCGAGGCGCTCTTGGACTTCTGGGTCGATGGGTGGTTGGATGTCCATAGGGAAATGGGGTTAGTGGCGGCGGAGTGGTTGGTTAAAAACGGCGTTTTACGGCAATCAAAGTGAGTCTGTCATCGCTAGTAGCAAGAGAGATGTTTTGAGAAATGAGGCTAGGTCCGAAGTTGTAGTCGGTGGTGGTGTCTACGCCGGGTGGGCCACCAGAGCTATCGTTTACTGTCACGGAAACTTTGCACGGAATGCGACCGCCGACTAGAGTTATTGTTGCTGTGCCAGGACCAACAATAACGTAGCCATCTGCAACGAGATCATAGAAGCCTCCCAGGTAGTTGTGCTCATTTACAATTACTACATTGAAGCCATTAATTGCAATGTAGCAGAGCTGACCACTCATGAAGTCAGTCGTAGGAACTGGAGGAAAGTAGCTCATGCCATGCCATGCTCAAAGTACACGTCACCAACGTTCTTGTTGTTCAGGCGGGCTTTGAGGGAGAAATACTCGTAACGATCCACCAATGCGCCGGCTTGCCAAGAGCACAGGAGGATGTAACCGTAGGTATTGTCACTCACGGGGATGGAGGTGCCGCTGAGGATGTCAACTGCTGTTGCGCTGCCGCCAGAGACATAACCGTCGGTAGTTGTGGCGGACAGAGTAGCTCGCAGGTAGATGTAGTTCAGTAAGGTGGAACTCACAGAAATACTGCTCACACTAGGCGTAAAAATGGATCCGCAAGTGAATGAACCAGCAGTCAGCCTGATGTGCGTGCTGTCCACTGCACTGGGATACCAACAACCTTTGAAATCAATTGCAGTGGTTTCTGTCTGAGCAGCTGAATTGCTGGTGGCTTCGAGGCTCGGAGAACCTTGAAACTCGGTTTCATAGAGTTTCGGAAGATCCGCATTGTGGAAGCTACTCCAGTTTGCAGGCTTGTCCGTGGGGTTTTCCCAAATGGTGAACTGCTTCATATTCCAGGTTTGTAAGCTTCCACCGTCCGGCGAATCCACCCGCCCTGGGCGGGCTCTTGGCGGTCGGAAATGATGTGTGTGGTGGGCCAATCAGTCAGAGAAGTGGCGTCAAGGGAGAAAGAAACAGAGACATCCCCCCAGGATGGATGGTTGACGGTGTACTTGGTGGCGAGCGTCCAGGGTCCGTAGGCGCTGTGGAGCGTCTCGGGAAGACTGAAGGAATTCTGGTAATATTGAACCCCGAATGGCTGGCCTTGGAGGATTGTGGCTGGGACAGAGATGGTGTGGCGTTGGGAGGACCAGGTCTCAGTGGTCTTGATCTTCGTCGGTCCTCGGTAGGTCTTAAGGGTGTAGGACCAGAAATAATCTGCAATGTAGCCATCTACGTGGAGCTTGGCAGTCGTGCTGAGGGAGGTTAAAACAGGAACCCATGGATAGGATTCGATAACGTCATATTTTGTCCTCGCAGTTCCAGCACTCGGAGGTCCAAAGAGGAAAGCACTGGAGCCGGCGGGAGCTTCATCAGGGCCGATGTAAACGTAGTTGTTGAACCCATCTTCAATCCGCTCCTTCGCATCGAAGGTCCAGTTGGCATAGGTTGTCAAGAAAGCGGGAAAATTCGACGGCTTCAGAAGATTATCCAAAACTTCCACGCGGAAGATCCGCTGTTCAAGATCAGCAGTGCCTAGGGTCTGGAAGCGTTTGGACATATCGGGAGTTTGGATTTACCGACCTTAGATGGTGAAGCGGATACGGGAACGGACGAGCTTGACGGAACGGATGTTGGTGCAGACCATTCCGCCAGTGCGGGAGCCTTGGGAGTTGGAGTTGCCTTCGACTGTGTGGAAGTTTCCTTCGGAATCGGGAGCGGAGGTCGCGATGCCGATGTGGGAGAAGGTGAAGATTACCAAATCTCCCCGTTGAATAGCTCGCCCCGCGGGCTTCGCGGTTTGGGTGGTGTTGTCCTGGGCGAGGGACCAACGTTCGAAGTCCCAGGCACCTGCGGTTTGTGGTCGGTGGAAGGTGGGAGTCTCGCGAATTTTCTCGATGTTCATCGAAGCGCGAACAACCCAACAGACAAAAGCTGCGCACCAAGGGCCCCAGTCTTTCTCGTCGAGCCAAGTTGCACGCTGGTATTCATCAACGCGAGGGCCTCGGTTTGTGGTGCCAGTTTCCTTCACACCGACTTCGGCGAGGGCGGTGAGGACAAGGCGTTCGGTGAATGCGCTCATTTGCCGGAGGCGGTTTCGATGGCGGCTGGTGTTAAGATGATGGTTTCGGCTGAGCGGACGTCTTGAGCATCGGCAGGCGTGATGGCTCCACGGCGCTCGGCAACTGTGAGGGCGAGATTGACGATGGAGGAAAGGCGGGCGTTCTGCTCGGGAGTGGAACAGGAAAGGAGGAGGAGAGGGAGGGAGAGGAGGATGGTTTTCATTGTGGTTTGTTGTCTGATGCGTTGTTGGCGATGACTTGAGAAGGAGAACTGTTTGGGTGTGCGGCGAGTTCCTGGACGGCGACAACAGCAGCGTCGGAGGCCACTTGTTTAGAGATTTGCTGAATGAGGCGGGCTTCACCAACTTGAATGAGCTGCTCTGCAATGGGAGCTGCACGGTTGTAGGAGGATTTGACGAGGGGCCAGGAGAGAATATAAGCGATGAAGCCATGGAGGAAGCCGGCGCCTACCTTGAGGAGTGGGTCTGCGAGGGCAGCAGTGATCCACGGATGCATCATGGACATCAAGCGGGGACCGACGACACCCATCATAAGGGCGAATGCACAGCGTCCAATGACGATGCGGCGGACTTCTTGCTGGGTGTTGAGGCAGAAGGCACCGCCGGCGGCAATGGTGGCTCCAAGCATTGGGAGAAGAGTCCATTCTAGGAGCTCTAGGCGGGAAGCTGGAGCGTAGGCCAGCATGAAGGCGGTGATGGCAGACTGGATGACCAAGGTGATGGTGGTTATTGCCTCCGCTAGGTAAGTGTGTGGCATAGAGGTTGAAGGTGCCATCTCGGAAACGCGACAGAAGCGGAACTGTGCGATGGTGGAGAAGAAGTCTTGTGGAAGCATGGGTTAAGGGAGAGTTGGATTTGGCAAGCGTTTCTCTTGGATCATCTGTTCAAAAGTCCTGCCAAGTCCAGTCGGGTTATCCGTATCCTTCAGCTTGAACAGCGCCGGAAATGCCTCATACACTACGATCCTCAGCCCCCGGTTGGCTTCCACATAGGCGGACAATCCCTCCAGCGTCCCCGCTGGCAGTGCGCCAGAGTCCTCATAAGGCTG